TGAACTATTACTCTTTTCCGTCGGACGGGATCCAGAGCATCGAAACCGACAAGGTGCTCCAGGCCGCAAATGAACTGGATCAGCTCAAAAAAATGTGGCGGGATCTTAATCGGGAAATCAACGACTTGAACTCAGGAATTTAACGGAGCCGGCATTGGGAAAAAAAGAGCTTTATTACGATCAGGCCGAACGGCTCTATGTGGAGGGCGGTCACAGTATTGAGAGGGTCAGCCAGATCCTGCCGGTGAGCGCCAAAACCCTGTACCAGTGGAAACAATACGGGGACTGGGGCACCCGGAAGCGGGCGCATCTGGCCAGCAGGAGAAACGTGGCCGATATTCTCCGTCAGAGATTGGAGGAGAAGATAGGTGCGTTCGAGGGAAAGACATTTACGGCTGCAGATGCCGACGAAATATCCAAGATCTCGGCAACAATAGACCGGATTGAAAAGAGCGCCTATGACCTCCGCGCCGTTTCGGTCGAAGTCATGGAGCGGTTCGGGAAATATCTCAGGGCAAATCTCAAGGATACTAACGAGCTCCAGAGAATAAGCAAATATATCCAGGGATTTTTTGAGTGGCTGGAGATCAATGGCTAAGAAGATCACCATACGACAGAAGCTGACAAAGGCGGAATTCAAAAAAAGGTATAACAGCGTTCTTGCCGCCCTGACCGCCGAAGTCCTGCCCTTTTCAGATGACGCGGAGGCCCGGCGCAAAAGGATCGAGCGATCGAAGACCGATCACTTTTTCTTCTTCCGCACCTATCTTCCCCACTACTTCTATGCCGAGGAGGCGCCCTTTCACCATGATCTGATCGAGGACCTGGACACCCGACCCGACCCGAGCGACCCTTCGGACGTAATGGTTCCGGTGGCGATCGCGGCCCCACGGGGATCCGCCAAGAGCACCATTACCAGCTTCGGATATGTGATTCACCAGATATGCCATGAGCTCAGGCATTTTATTATCATAGGCTCGGACACCGAGGACCTGGCCGGAGACCTGGTCGGGTACCTGCTTCTGGAACTGGCGATGAACCAGCGTCTTCGCCAGGACTTCGGGCATCTGGCCGAGGTGGGCTGGTCTGTCTATGACTTTGTGACAAAAAATGATGTGCGTGTCCTGGCCCGTGGCCGGGGGCAGCGTATCCGGGGGCTCAAACATAAACAATACCGGCCCGACTTAGTTATTCTGGATGACCTGGAGAACGACCAGAACGTCAAAAACCCGCGCATTGTCAAGGCATTGCTTAAGTGGATTAAGGAGACGGTATATCCGGGCATCGCATCGACCGGGAATCTGTTTCTCATAGGCACGATCCTGGCCAAACGGGCGGCCCTCAATATCATTATACGGGGTGAGGAGGAGCCCTATAATCACTGGATAAGCCGTATCTACAGGGCTATGCAGGATGACGGGACACCTCTCTGGCCCGCGGTCGACACCATTGAAAAGCTCTTAAATCTAAAAGAGATCATGGGCTCGGTGGCCTTTAACAAGGAAAAACAGAATAACCCCACGGATGAAGAGAGCGCCTTCAGGGAGGAATGGATCCGATACTACCATGAAGATGAGATCAAGGACGTGGAGCTCACAAAGATTTCATTCTTAGATCCATCAAGCAAGGAGACCGGGGACGATAAGGGCCTGGTGGCGGTGGGTCTGGACCGGCAGGCCATGATTTATTATGTGTTGCATGGCTGGGTAAAAAAGGCGTCTCCGGCCACCATGATGGACGCCTGTTATCGACAGCATACGGAGATCGGCTGGATCAGGATGGGGGCCGAAGATAACGCGCTCAAGGATTTTCTACAGGCGGTAATCGATGAGGCCGCCAAGAAATACGGGTATTACCTACCCATACAGGCCGTTAATCACAGCACAAATAAGGAAGGCCGGATCGTGGCGAGCCTCAGTCATCTGGTGGAGCACGGAAGGCTCAGATTTCGAAAGGGCCACAGCGATCAGGATAAGGTTGTGGAGCAACTCCTCTTTTTAGATCAGCCCAGCTTTCCGGATGACGGGGCCGATGCCCTCGAGGGGGCGGTGAGTTTATTGAAGGCGATGGGCAGCGGCAAAGCAGAGTATGAAACCATTTCCAGACGCCGGTTCGCGGCAAAAGGAGCATGGGGATGATCTTAGATCAATTCGGCAGGGCATACATCGAGACAAAAAAGCTGGAACGCAGGCCCCTTGCAGCGGCCCCGGTTTTAGATAGCTGGCGGGAATATGTCGCGGCAGGTCTGACGCCCGAGAGGCTCGCAGCCATCTTCAAGGAGGCGGACGCGGGCAATGTCCAGAGGCAGGCCCAGCTCTTTGAGCAGATGGAAGAAAAAGACGGGCACCTATTTGGTGAGGTGGGGAAAAGGAAAAATGCGGTCCTGGACGTGGAATTCAAGGTCCGGCCCGCGTCCGAGGATAGACGCGACGTGCAGGTCGCTGAATTTGTGGAGGAATTTTTCGACAACTTGACCGACTTCGAGGACACTCTCGTGGCCCTCCAGGACGGCGTGGGCAAGGGGTTCTCGGCCCTGGAAATCGACTGGGACGTGTCGGAAAGCCAGGCCCTGCCCAAAGACTTTAAGTTTATCGAACAGAAGCGCTTTCTCTTCACAGATCGCTCGGGGTATCTGCTGCGGATCCCGCTCCTCCTGACGGATGACGATCCGATGGGGATTGGGATCCCGGCATGGAAAATCCTTCTCCATCGCTACGGAGGTAAAAGCGGCCATCCCACCCGGTCCGGCATCCTCAGGGTCTGCGCCTGGTGGTTTCTCTTTAAAAACTATTCTGTCAAAGACTGGGTCATCTTCTGCGAAGTGTACGGGATGCCCCTCAGGCTCGGAAAGTACGATGCCGGGGCCACCTCCGAAGACAAGGACGCCCTAATCACGGCCATATCCTCGCTGGGTTCTGATGCGGCGGGAATTATCTCCAAGACCACGGAGATCGAGTTTATCGAGGCCGCAAAGGGCAGCGTATCCGGGGCCCTGTATGAGAAACTGGCCCAGTTCGGGAATAAAGAAATGAGTAAGGCGATTCTCGGCCAGACCCTAACGGCCGAGGTGGGCGATAAGGGAAGCTACGCGGCGAGCAAGACCCACAACGAGGTCAGGCTCGATCTGGCCAAGGCCGATACCCGGGCCGATGCCGCTACAATCCGGAATCAGCTCATCCGTCCTATCGTGGGGTTTAATTTCGGGTGGGATGCCCTGATCCCCTTGTATGAGCCGATCTGGGAAGAGGCCGAAAACGTCAAGGAAAAGGCCGAGTGGGTGGCCTCCCTGTTAGAACACAACGTTGAGATGCCGGTCTCGTTTGTGCGCAAGGAATTCAATATTCCCGAACCGGAGGGAAATGAACCGGTTGTGGGGCGGCAGCAGGTAGCGATACCGGCAAAATATGCCCGCATTAGGGCCAAATCAGGCCCTGGCGGCGAGGATCTGTCTCCGGCCGTAACCTTGGACACGCTGGGAGAGAAAACGCTGTCAGAGGCCGATTCCGGCGGTTTGATGAAGCCTGTGGAGGATCTCCTGTCCTCGGTGAATTCTCTGGGGGAATTCCGGGACGGGCTGCTGGATCTCTTCGGCGACATGGATGAATCAAAATTAGGTAATCTAATGCAGAGGGCCTTTACCGTGGCCGAACTGGCCGGGAGGTTCGATGTTATCGAGCGCTGAATATATGGGTCTGCCCTTTGATGAGGCCATCGCGTTTTTCAGGAAAAAGCTCAATGTGCCCACGGCAACCTGGAAGGATCTATGGAAGGCCATGCATGCCCGTGCCTTCTCCGTGGCCGGGGCCATGAAGACCGATCTGCTTGAGGATCTGCGCGAGGCCGTGGACGCGGCCGTTTCCGAGGGGACGACCCTGGCGGAATTCCGAAAGGGCTTCGATGATATCGTTCAGCGGCACGGCTGGATCTATAAGGGCGGCAAGGCCTGGAGAACGGCGGTCATTTTTAATACCAATCTGAGCGTGGCCTATTCGGTCGGGCACTATGCCCAGATGACGGATCCCGATGTCTTGAAGGCCAGGCCGTTACTGCGGTACGTGGGCTCCAGTTCGGCAGAGCCGAGGGTCGAACACATGAAATGGTACAACCTGGTACTCCCGGCGGACGATCCCTGGTGGGATACCCACTACCCGCCAAACGGCTGGGGGTGCAAGTGCGGCGTGGTGAGCCACTCCGCTCGTGAGGTGGAAAGGCTGGAAAAGGAAGAGGCCGGGGGACCGAACCCCGTTAAGACCCGGGCGCCGAAGATAGAGAAGTACGAATGGGTGGATAAGGCAACGGGGGAGATACACAAGATACCAAAGGGCATTGATCCTGGGTGGGATTATAATCCGGGCAAAGAAGGGTTTAAGGGCATGGAGCATAGGGCATAGGGCATGGAGTATAGGGTAAAAGAATGAGCGGAGTTAGCGTAAAAGTTGATGATAAAGAAGTGCGGAAACTCCTGGGCGGGATACTGAAACGGCTGGCCAATCCTGCGCCTGCCATGAAGATCCTGGGCGGGATTGTAAGAACATCCATTGTCCGGAACTTTGAGAAGGGCGGCCGGCCAACGAAGTGGCAGGCGTTGTCTCTCGAGACGCTCAAGACAAAAAAAGGCACGGCTATCCTGAGAGAGCAGGGCATGGCGGGCGGCCTGATGGGCTCGGTTAATTACAAGCCGTTCAGCAAAAAGGTAGTGATATCGGCGAACAAAGTATACGCGGCCATCCACCATTTCGGGGGCAAGGCCGGTCGTGGCAAAAAGGTAACGATCCCGGCACGTCCCTACATGATGGTGCAGGATGAGGATTGGCGGGAGATGAAGGCGGCGCTGGGTGATTTTATTGTTCGGGGAAAGGGTTAAGAATTGAATATTGACTATTGTCTATTGACTATTATCAAGGGAACGCTCCGCTTTTTCTTCCTTAAAGGCTTTTCAATAGTCAATAGTCAATCGAAAATAGTCAATTCTTTAGGGGGGCAAAAATGACATTTATGGCGAAGACCATTATCGCGGCAATCGATGTGCAGGACGGTAAGATCCCGGAGTGGATGCTGCTTTATGAGGCGGGCTGGATCGAGCTGGAAGGGGAAGAACCGTTTCTGGTGGATCGTAAGGCCTTTGAGACCCTAATCTCTTTTGTCTCGCGCCGGGGAAACGATATCGTGATTGACTATGAGCATCAGACCCTTAAAGGAGTCAAGGCACCCGCTGCGGGCTGGATAAAAGAGTATCGCTGGGAAGAGGCAAAGGGAATATCCGTGCGGGTAGAATGGAATGATGAAGCGAGCGAGCACATCCTGAAAAAAGAGTATCGGTATTTTTCGCCCGTCTCCATTGTGCGAAAGAAGGATAAAAGGCTGATTGCCGTGCATTCGGTGGCCCTCACCAATGCACCCAGGACAAATCATTTAACACCGATCCTGGCAAAGCTGGGAGAGGAATTTAGAAAGGAGAATTCGGATATGGAATTTTTGAAAAGCCTTATTGCAAAGCTCGGTATAGAGGCCGGGGCGGATGAGAACAAGGTTGTGGAGGCCGTGGAAGCGGTCATGGCAAAGGCCAATAAAGGCCCTGAGCAGGTGGAAGTGGTTGCCAAAGACGTACTTCAGGCACTGGATCTGACAGAGGGGGATTCGTCTACGGTAGTGGCTTCGATCCACGCGCTCAAACAATCGTCAAAGGGAGCGGTATCCCGGGAGGAGTTTGACAGGCTGCAAAAGGATTTAAACAAACGGGACGCGGATGAGGTCGTGGCAAAGGCGCGATTGGAAGGCAAGATCTCGCCCGACCAGAAGGAGTGGGCGGACGCATATGCCCTGCGGGATCTGGACGGCTTTAAGACCTTCGTGGCCAAGGCCCCTGTGGTAATCCCGGTGGAAGAGCTTCCCAACCAGAGAAAGAAAGGTGAAGGCGTAATCGACGAAACCGTGCTCGCCATAGCCAAGATGATGGGCAACACGGAGGATGACATCAAACAGTACGGGGGGCTTCAATAGTCAATAGTCAATCGAAAATAGTCAATAGTCAATCGAAAATAGTCAATCCAAACGGGAGGTAAAAAATGACAGCATTAACGGAAGACAAACAAATTGAATACACCGAGGGCGTCGAGCTGGCGTTCGAAATGGCGGCCACGGAAAAGGTTTTTGGCGGTGCCCTATGCTGCGTCAACGCAGGCGGGTACTGCCTGGAGGGGTCGGACACGGCGGGTCTGATTTTTCAGGGCTGGGCCACGGAGCAGGTGGATAATACCGATGGGGACGACGGCGATCTTACGATCGTCCTGAGACGCAGGGGCCTGGTCAAGGTCATCCTGGATACGGCCATCACCATTGCCAACGTGGGCGATAACGTATTTCTGGTGGACGACCAGACCGTCGATCTGGCGGGAAATTGCACCAATGACATTTTCTGCGGCATCATCGCCAAATATATCGACACGACCCACGCCTGGATCGACATCGAGCCCGCCATTCGACAGGCCGATGTGGCGACTCATATCGCCGATACCAGCGCGGCCCACGCGGCCAGCGCCATCAGCATCGCGGACGCTGGGACATTTACGGACCAGACCGAGGCCGAGGCCCTCTTTCAGGAAATATTACCCAAGGCGCCGGTGGCCATTGCCGATCCTGGTGACGGCGGCGCGATACCGGTCACGAAATCCGGGTCAGTGGCCATTACCACTACCGGGGTTGACGATACCCGCACCTTAGCCATACCGGCACTGGCCGGAATCACCCTGGCAATCAGCCTGGATGTGGACGCAGGGGATGCCGTGATCACAG